CCATACATACTGTAGTACTACAAATGAGGAAACCAATATGGACAATATAGTTCTAAATGCCGACATCTACTGGGCATTCTTAAACCACAAGAATATGAACGATAAGTATTCAGTGGACTTGTGTAACCTGTCTGACGCTGCTTGTGAGAAGCTCAAGAGCGTAGGCTTGAACGTCAATGATAACGATAAGCAGCCAGAGAAAGGTAAGTTTATTACCTGTAAGTCTGACTATCCTCTCATCGCGTTCAACTCAGCAGGTGATAAGATAGAAGAGATATACGAGAACGATGGCCTGAAGGTAGGCAACGGCTCTAAAGCTAGGGCTATGATTACCTACTACGACTGGAGAAACAACAAAGGCAGGTCTCCTAAGATGCTTAAGTTCTTCATCACTGACCTGATTCCTTATGAGTCTTCAGGAGAGTCAGGGGACAAAGGCCCAGCCACAGCTATGGAGCTTGAAGACGTAGCTCTATAGTTCAAAGCTAAGGAGGAGAGGTTATGATACTTATAGATGCAGATATAATATGCTATCGAATAGGATACGCTGCGGAAAAAGAAGAACATAAATCAGCAGAGTATTTGCTCGATGTACTACATAGCTATGTCTGCACTATCATAGCACTCTCCTCCGACTTTGAAGACTTCCAGCTCTATCTCACAGGGCGCACCAACTACCGTAACGACATAGCCACCACAGCTCCTTACAAGGGCAACCGCCCTAAGGAAAAGCCAAAGCAAATCGACTTCATCAGGGCAGCTCTTGAGGGAGAGTGGGGTGCTATCGTATCAGATGGCGAAGAAGCTGATGATGCCATAGCTATCAAAGCTAGTGAGCTAGGCGATGACTGCATTATCTGTAGCGTAGACAAAGACTTCGACCAAGTTCCTGGTTGGCATTACAACTTCGTAAAGAAACAAAAGTATTATGTAACACCAGAGGAAGGACTACTGTTCTTCTACAGGCAGATACTCATGGGTGATAGGATAGATAACATCATGGGCATCAACGGCATAGGCGATAAGAAGTCTCTGAAGCTACTGGAAGGATTAACCGAACAGGAGATGTATGATAAGTGTGTTGAACTCCACGAGTCTGAGGAGCGTGTGATTGAGAACGCAAGACTGTTATGGTTAAGAAGAGAGGAGGGACAGTTATGGAATCCACCAGTAACAGAACAGCAAGAGCTTTTATGAGAAAAGAAGGAGAGAAATTATGACAGTAGGTAAATGGACAAAAGAAAACTTTGCTAAATACCATGAAGAGAACCCTCATATATATGATTACTTTGAACGCTTTGCTTTAATGATGGCTGAACGTAGGCCATACTACTCCGCTAAGTGTGTGTTTCATCGAGTACGCTGGGAGACCACATTAGAAGGAAAAGATGACCAGTTCAAAGTCGATGATGGATGGATTAGCCACTATGCCCGTATGTTTATGGAGTTGCACCCAGAACATAAAGGATTCTTCAAAACACGCTCACGTAGAGACTCATACCATTGAGAGCATTTCGTATGAATCTTCCTAGTAAAAAGAAGAAGCGAACTGGCAGACCACCCAAAGGTTACGATAGCTGGTTCGAGTATGACCTCCACCACAAGCAGCTCAAGGGCTGTAAGTGTCACTCCGACACTGTTAAGTACGTCCAGTACAAGACCTACCTCCCTGACTTTATCTACCACGATGGCAAGAACACTATCTACATAGAAGCCAAAGGTAGGTTCAGGGACAGACAAGAAGCTAGGAAGTACGTGGACATAGCACAGGGGCTAGGCAAACATGACGAACTTGTTTTTATATTCTACAACCCGAAGACTCCCATGCCAGGAGCAAGGAAGAGAAGAGATGGAACAAAATTCACACATGGAGAATGGGCCGAGAAGCAAGGCTTTAGATACTTCACCGAATATGACATCCCTTTTAGCTGGAGTGTAAGATGAAGCATCTAATAATACCAGACACTCAAGTAAAGCCAGAATATCCTATCGACCATCTGGAGTGGGCAGGTAAATATGCAGTAGATAAGAAGCCTGATGTTATAGTCCACTTGGGAGACCACTGGGATATGCCCTCACTGTCTACCTATGACGTAGGCAAGAAGAGCTTTGAGGGTAGGCGTTACACCAGTGACATACAGGCAGGGATAGAAGCTATGGAGCTGTTCCTCAAGCCTATACGTAAAGAGCAGAAGAGATTAAAGAAAGGCAAACGTAAGAGATGGAACCCTAGACTGGTGTTCTGCTTAGGCAACCACGAGCATAGGATAGAGAGAGCAGTAGAGTCAGATGCTAAGCTGGAGGGACTGATAAGCTATGATGATTTACAGCTTGAAGAGATGGGCTGGGAAGTCTATGATTTTCTTGAGCCTGTTATTCTGGATGGCATTGTATATAGTCATTACTTTACTAGCGGTGTCATGGGCCGTCCTGTATCTAATGCTAAGCTACTGCTTCAGAAGAAGATGATGTCGTGCATTCAAGGCCACGTACAAGACAGAGACATAGCCTTCGCTAGGAAGGCAGACGGAGCAGCAGTCACAGGAATCTTTGCAGGTATCTACTACCAGCATGATGAGGATTACCTGACACCACAGACTAACGGTAGCTGGTCAGGTGTCTGGATGTTAAACGAGATAGATAACGGGAGCTTCGATGAGATGCCTGTGTCTATCAACTATTTGAGGAGTAAGTATGCCACCTAAAGCTAAGCTATTGTTCACAGTCAATGATAGATTCCAGATATTAGCAGACAATTACTGCTATCATCTAGTAGAAACCTATAAAGGAATCAACAAAAAGACAAAGGAAGCAAAGGAACAAAAGAGAACCAGTTACTATCCGTCACTAGAACAATGTCTAAGAGCCGTGAAGGACGTTGAAGTAAAGGAATGTACTGGGGTAGATGAAATCTTAGAAGCTCTCCAGCGGTCTTATACGGTCTCTCAGGAGGTTGCTAAGGGGATGCCTAAACCAGAAGGGAAATCAATATGAAAGTTAAATCAGATAAAGTAGCAGCAGGTTGCTTAAGTAACAACAAAGAGTACACAGTGCTGAGCAAAGGTGACAGAGATGCTGTCATTACCAACGACTTAGGAAGGCAGTGGATTATTCGCTTAGAAGGGGACTGTCACAACCTACACCCTGGAGCAACTTGGACTATCATCAAAGATAGCATAGACGATGCTACACCAGAGGAATGGGATGAGGTAGCTAAGAAGCTGAGAGAAGAGAAGGATGAGGCACTATACAGAGAGGTAGTGCCGGAATCTGACAAAGAAGTCAACAGCCCTGCACATTATAATACAGGGACTGTTGAGTGTATCGAAGCTATTAGCTCGACACTAAGCGGTGAGGAATACCAAGGTTATCTGCGGGGAAATGCGTTAAAGTATCTTTGGCGGTGTATGTATAAGGGTAAGACTAAGCAAGACTTAGAAAAGTGTAAATGGTATCTTGACAGACTAATCAGTACCTTGTAGTATAAGTACTGAAGACTGTCATATCTTCTGTCTCCTCCACCTGCCTAGTCAGTAGATTTCCCCTTGTCTCTGGCTAGGTAGGTTTTTTATCTTCCCATCGACTCGTTGTACTTCTCAGCTCCTCCTAAGAACCAGTTATAGAAGAACGAACCCACACCAGGAACAGCCTTGACGATTCTTCCTAGGGTGTCCTCGTCAACTTCTTGCTTGATAGTATCAGCAGCTCCTCTGGTTACTCCGTCTACTAGAGGGGCAGCAGGAGCAAAAGTATTGATAACCGCTCCCGTAACATCTCCCTGGCTCAAGTAGCGTTGACCTACATATTTGTTAGCACCATACACTCCAAGCAAAGACCACATAGCCCTATCAGGTAACTGCTCAGGATTTACTTCTCTTCCTAAAGCCACATCTCTAATGATACCTGTACCAGCGTTACCTACAGCTAAGTAACCAAACAGAGCTGCGCCCTTCTTAGCTACTGCTGCTTTTTCTGCCTTCGTACTGGCTTTACCCCACTCCTGTACCAGCTCTCTCCTCACTACATCGTACTGCTTTAATATAAAAGACTTGAGCATATAGAAGATTCTACCGTCAGGATTATTAAGGTAAGTCTCAGGCATCTCTAAAAGACTAACAGGCTGCATATCTGATATTTCATTAAAGGCAAACAGCTTAATGTTCTCTGATATTTTTCCAGTCTGAAGGTCATCAATGAAGCTATCAAACTCGTCACCAAAGGCTGCTCCATATCTCTTCTTTAACTCTGCTCTTCCTTTGTCAGATTTAGCCAGTCCTCTAGCTCTTCTAATAGAAGCGTTAATGATAGTATCTTTGCCTAAACGGTCTAGCCTAGTGAACCCAGTTCCTTTAAGAAGTTTATTTAGAAGGTTTCCTGTCTTAGTAGGAGCAAGAGACATCTCTTGAGTTGCTTGTGTTATCCCTAGCTCTATAGCATCAACATCTTTAGTTTTAAACAAAGCAGCTAATGTGTTCTTAAATCCTTTTAATGCACCAGAAGCAGCTAAGTCACCTAGCTGGATTATTGCAGTGAACGGGTTAGCAATAGTACTAGCGTATCCTAAGTCTCTGATAGTCTGTAGAACTGTGTTAGGTGTCTGCGCTCCTCCAACGAAACGTGCCTCTAACATATGCTGTAGGTCAAGCTCTTGCTCATCTGTTATCCTACCAGCTTGCTTTGCCTTATTAACAAAAGCACCTATAGATGCCTCTGTGTTAATAGTGCCGTCTGCTGCCAACACTAGAGAGTTCCCTTGACCAAACAGGTTCCTCTTTTCTATTTCATTAACTGCCCTGTTGACGTAGCTAAACAGTGCTTCTTGAGGTGTGTAGTAATACTGAAGCTGGTCTTCTGATAACGTGTCAATCGTTCTCTTCTTTGTGTTAGCTATTCCAGGCTCTTTAACTTCAAAACGCTGATAGTGGATTCGAGGCCCGTCTTTGCCTTTACGCAGGACAGCTCTCTTACCTCTCATTACTTGGTCAACAACAGCAGACTTCTGTACTTGCGTTAGCTCACTAACAAGCCCATTCGCAGTTCTAGCTTTAGCTACAGCCTCTAAAGAACTCTGTATAATTCCTCTTCTTTCTCTGCCTAAACTTTCTTTTAATCCTTCAAGGTCTTTTACTACACGAGGAAAGTAATTCTCTATCTCATCAAAGGTGTAACCTACTGACTTCAGCTCTTTCATTAAGCCACTGTTTTTATCACCAAGGATTTTCCTTACCGTGTTGTATTCAGTTATTAAATTAGGAGCCTCTTCTCTTACTATATTAATAAAGTCATCTTTGTTCCCATTAAAAAGAGCAAGAGCTGCTTTTTGCTTAGCCCCATTAGATAAATCGTCTAACCTCTTCATGAAAGGAGTAACTTTCTCTAGTATCTTCTGAGTTTTAGTATGTACTTTGAACTCATACTTCCTCATCCTAAAGAAAGTACCTTCATCAATGTTCCTAATCCTAGTAGACAAAGAGCCGAACAGCCTATCTAAGCCTTTGTATTTCACACGGGCGGCTGCTCCACCGTTTTCTATTATGTCATCTACTTGTGCTTCTGCTGAGACCTTGCTTCCTGGAGGAGCTACACGAGGCTTACGTCCTGCTATCTGAGTAGCCTTAGTTAAATCCTCATCGCTAATCTTTGTAGTTTTTGCTACAAAGTCCCTAAGTTCTTTGCCTTTTAGTCCTTGCTCTACACCGTCATCTATAGCTGCCTGTGTCTTATCTATTATGCTGTTAGCACCACGGACTAATGATTCTTCTTTCATGTTCCTAAACACAGAGCCAGCTTTAGCTATGCTACCGCCTAAGATGCCTCCTACTGCGCCTACTGTAGCAATCTTCTTTGCGTCTAGCTCTTCTCCTGTCGCTAGTTGCTCAAGAGCTACAGTACCTGCGCCAAGTCCTGCTCCAATAGCAGCACCAGCCTTTACAGTTTTACCTACAGGAAGCAGTGTAGTAGGGCTAGCAAGCATCTTAGCAAAGCTACCTGCTGTCCTAGCACCGGAGTCAGGAGCATCTAAGACTTGACTGTAGCCTTGATTCTCTAGCAAAGCCCTAGCCTTGGCGTTCATTATCATCTCTTTACGAGTCTCTGTGTCAGCCTCGTTAAAGCCTTCTCCATAGACTTCTTCAGAAGTACCTATAAAGTTTCCCTTCTGAAAGAACAAACGAGTACCGAACGCAGGGTGTATCTTAGCTGTCATCCAGTCAACTAAGTTACCTATGTCGTTACCTGTTTCTTCAAAGCCGAGAACAGCTTGACGCATATTGCTTAGTTCTTCCATGCGAACTAACTCACCGTCAACTATCTTGTCTCCTGGCTTAGCTCCCATCTCTTGAAGATTAGAGAATGCGCCTATAGCTTCTTCAGTCACAACGATTCCCCCTTGCGGGTTACTCAAAGAACCGTCAGAGTAAACACGAACTAGCTCACCATCAACAACTTTATCTCCAGGCAAAGCTCCCATCTCTTGAAGGTTAGGGAACTGCTTTAGAACGTCTAAAGTAATAACGTGCTCAGTTTTGTTTTCTTCTTCCATAACTCTATTACTATTTTGGAGGAACAGCAGAGCTAAAAGCAGCCCTTTGTTGTGGAGTAAAGCTAGTGCTTCCTGCTTCTGTTGATTGCGTGCCTACTATTGCATCAATAGCTTGGTCAATAGTTATCTGCTGTCCGGGCGGTTGGTTTTCCATTAAGACTCTTATTTCATCTACAAGTTTATCCGTATCATACCCAGCAGGTAATTTATTTGGCTCGCCAACATCAAAAAGTCCACTACTAAGTCTTGATTCTACTCTTCTTTCTATTCTTTCTACGTCATCTTGATTAAGGGATGTCCCTCTAGTCTGTGGAGTAGTCTTAGTCAAGTCAGCTTTGAACTCCAAGAACTCATCATAGCCCTTGCCAGGATTAGCTTCTAACCATTTATTAAACTGAGGCCAATCTTGAGGGTCTCCCTGCTGTTTCCATAGCCTAGCTTCATTAAGCGTCAACGCTCCTGTTCCAACTGCTTGTGCAAGCTCTGTGTCGTCAGGAAAATCTTGAAGAAAAGCATCCTGAGCTGCTGTACGTTGTCTTTCGCTTTCGCTAATATCTCTTAAAGCTGCCGCTTGATTTATAGCAAGAGTAGCTGCTTGTCTAGCTTCCTGACGAGCCAATCTTTCTTCTTGCAACTTTGCTCTTTCTTCTGCGCTTTCTGCTCTTGCCTCTGCGCTTTTTGCTCTTTCTTCTTCTTTATCAGCTAAGTCAATAATCTGCTGTTCTCTCTTTCTCCGCAAAGAACGGTCTTGCTCTTCTTGTCTAGTTACGCCAGCCTGTGTAGCCAGTGCTACTGCCTGTGCATCCATTCCCATATTCCTAGATAACTCAGCAGCTCTGCTA